CTTCAAAAGCAGGTCATACGTCTTGCCGATACGCAGGTCAATCGAGCCAGTCGTGATGAAGTCAATCTGCGCGGTCAGGGCTGTTGTTGCCTCAAAAGACATCGCCACATTTGTGACGACACAGTTAGCCTCAAGCCACAGCGAGTCGCGGCGCATGGCATCGCTATTAACCGCAGCTTGCTCGTCGTTTTTCAGGTAAAAGCGACCTTCAAAACCGGAACCCTGTTGAATACGCAGAAGCAGCGAACACAGATATTGTGCGACCTCGGGGGTGTTGGACTCGTTAGCAAGCGTTGGCAGATCAGCAAAACGGCTTTCAAAGTCCCAGAAGCAAGTCAAACGCCCTTGGCCACTGATTAAACCGTTGTCGTAATTCTGCCTATGCTCTTCGCCAAGGGAAGTAAGATCAACAGTTTCCCTGCTAGTTGTTATTTCATAGGCAGACATTTGTGCCATATAACGATAATTTGTGTTGACTACTTTTACCGTGATGTTTTGGCTGCTCGCAGGCGTTGACAAAGAAAGTGCTTCGCCTTCTTCTCCATTGATCGCGTCGTTGAAATTGCTGTAAAGCCTGATGCCTCCCACGCTGTCTACGTGGCAAAACCAGCTGCCATCTGGATAGGCGTGCCCTGTGACGAGATCCAGGTTGCTACCGTCTGCCGTGCTGATTTGTAGTTTGTCACCTGTAATTAAGGAATTTGCGTCAAAGTCAAATGAAAACCTTTTTTCGGAGGCGTTTACATCGCTTGGATCCAGCACACTGCTCAACGGAGTTGCCGAGCCTGTGCGGCGCAGCTCTACGAAACCCACATTGCCAAGGTAAATAGCCATTACAACGTAACCTCAGTTGGCGCGCCAATCACCTCAAAATTGATATTTGCGCTCAGCACTTCGCCAACCGCCATCCGCATGTCAACGGTCGTGATATAAACGCTAAATGTGATGTACTTGCCAGAGGTAGTTCCGTCGTTAATTTTCAGCTTCAAAGTTACAGCTGCCGTTTCTGCGGCCTGTCCGGCTACAGCGCCAGATGTACGCGCTTTGATTAGTTTGTTAAGCAGTACACGGGCGGAATTGTCGGTTGGAGCGCTCGGCGTATCCGTGTAATAAAAAAGCGTGCAACTACCGGAGGTGCTTCGCGTTCCAGCAGTAATTACACGGTCTGTGTCGGCAAGGCTGGTGGCTTCAAGTGTTGCGAGGCTGCTAGAAAACTGCCATGACGAAACCTTGGCGGCTTTGGTGCCGTCAATGTAAAGCTCGCCTGAACTGCCCGAATAAAAAGCCATGAGGCTACCCCCTGATCAAGTGTAGCCAGTCAGATGACGCCGACCAGCGAAACGGTCACGGACGAGATACCAGGACGAACGCTAGCAATCTGCGGTGCTTTTTCATACCTAAATTTTGCCTCCCCGCCACCAGCGCTAAACACGTCGCCACCACCCGTCCAGCCTTGGGACGTTTCAGTCGGCAACGTAAACGAAGAAAACGTGCCTTTTGTGGACACAAAATGCGCCATGAACAGCTCTGCTGTTGCATCTGAGATATTTGAGTAGTTCAGCTCTAGACGAGCGTTGGTCCGTGTGTCGCCATAACGAATCCGTACCTCTCGCCCAGAAATTGAGGCATAAGTTTTAATCGGCCAGTCGCCGGGATCGTAAGTGCGTTGGCTGGGAACGATTGCTGGGAATGTCATTAGATGTCCTCCACCAAAATTGTGGTTGTGTCTTGAACATCAGACACCATCGTGTCTACAGGATAATTGACGGCAGTGACAGCAACGATTCCCTCCTCGTTCAGCTCCACTCGTTCGACCATGTAGGTATCGGTGGTCAAAGCAGCGGACTTCAGCGCAAACAAGCTGCCGAAAAGTGCAGACTGGGCTGTACTGTTAGACGATACAGTTAAAGTTTCCTCTTTTACGTCTTCTGCTCCTGCCGTGTAGTACACAATCGTGTAGCTGCCATCCGCAAGCGGGACACTGGAAGTGACTTTGCCGGTTGCGTCAATTACACCAACACTGTCATCACTAATGGCGGTCTGCTCTAGGGCAACCTTGATTAGTGCGCCAGGGGCAATCTGCGCATCCTCGGGGGCAATATTAAAGCTGATCACTCGTGTTATTCGTCGGCGAACAGTCATTAAATACTTGCCAGCTTTAATTGCGTGATCCCTAGAAGTGCAGAACTGGCTGAGATCGACGTTATCAATTGGCAGGCTTGATGATTCGTCGCTGTATCGTAAAAGCACAGCAGATGCGCGAGGTAGTTCATTTTTCTTTCCCTGTCGGTACACCACCGATACGCGAGAGGCGCGACGTTGATCCAAGGGCAAAAATTCAACCTTCAAACTGTCTTGCAGAATGTTGTTGGCCGTAAACAGCTGCGCTATCGGGAACGAGGCGATGTTTATAGGCAGTGCCGGCTGCACGCCAAATTTGCCGTTTTTGATTACAAAATTACACAAGAAATAAGGTGCAGTATCCGATAGGTAGCTTCTTAGGTTTACGCGGTCGGAAATAGCGCCATCAAAAAACAAACCGTTTGCTTGGCAAAAAGCGTCTGCCGTTGCTATGGATGCCGTATCAATCAAGCTGCTACTTACGTTACCGGCAGTACCGTTTAGTAAGTATTCCACCAACTTAGGGAAACTGTTGGAGCTGGTAATGCCATCCGCGATCCATACGCGCATCTGGTCTACGTTTTGAAAACTTTGGCTGCTTTTGATTGATACGGCAGCGGCTGTAATACTTTCATATGAAGGGCGCTCTCCATCTGCAGTTTTTACAAACTCATTTACAGCAACAATTTGATGTTCTGGTCCGCCATCGCAGCTGCGTGTTATCAAATCGCCGTAAAAACTAATTTCAGCAATTTGCGTATTACCTTCAAATTCACGTCCGGGCTTGTCTTGGCCTGTTGGCGAAAACTCTGAGTTGCTTGTTGTCTCATAGGTAATAGCTACACTTCCAGAAATACCATTAGGGTTATTCCCATCGGCGACCAATGTGTGTATAGCTTGGCCGCCAACATTGTGCCTTTTGTTGTAACCAGAAGAAATGACACGTACAGTTGCAGGGCGTTCCCAGCGAATAGAATTGTCTTTAGTAAAAAGAATTGCAGTTCCCGTTACTTCAATCCTAGTTGTATCTAAAGGCTCAAGGTTGGTGAGAATCAAGTCAATTTGTGCGCTTGCGGTGGCTCCTACGTTACGGGGCCTACCTAGTAATGCGTACATGTACGCTTGGTAGTGTGTCCATCCAGCCATCTTTACGCCAGTAACCTTTTTCTCCCCTTCCGCACCTCCAGAGCCATCCACCGCAGCAGTGGCATCCTTGCGCATGGTGTCCAGCATTTCCGTAAAACGGACGCCGATCTCCCTTCCAGGAGCTTCAATAAGCAATCCGCCGGTAGCGCTACGACCTACAACATTTGTGGAAGAGCCGTTAAGCCACACATACTGGAAGCTATCGGCGAAATCATTTGCTGTTGGCGATGCAACAGGGATAAACCTGTACTCATACGCAGCAGTTTTGGGGTGCCTAAACCTAAGTAGGTTGTACTGATCAACAGGGCTCGATCCACGAACACAAAAATAAGCCTCGGTGGCGATCCAGTCATCTTCGCCAACTTCGCGGTAATGGACAGTAAATACAGATGTCCTAAAGTCGTAAAGCTGCTGAGTGCCGCTGGTTATTGATACGTTGTCTTCATCGAAACGTATTAGTTCACTGGGCCTTGGGATAGTTTGGAAATTACAGATGCCGTTTAGCCGTGTCCATACCTGCGACTTGATAGATACTTCGGTACTATCGCAGGGGCGAGTATTTTTAATTAGTCCAAGTGATGTTTTGCACAACGGGTAAAAAGGTACGGCAGCCCTAAAGGCTTGATTTTGCAACAGTATGCGATCCTCTTCTACTGGATTTACAGAATCAATGTTTACTCTCGGTGGAATACCGACAAGATTGCTACCAAGAATTTCAATGCACTCCAGTGCGATCCATTGGGTTTTGTCTTTATCCCAAGTGGCAAGTTCGCGACTAGTTACTTTCCATAGTGTTTGACCTATTTGGATCGTTTCGCCATTACGCAAAATATCATCGGATTTAATGCACTCACTGTCTAGCGTGTTATCAATATCGCTGAGGCTAAATTTATCGCCGACATTATCTCCCAGCTTGGCCGTAGACATTCGCTGCGAAGTAATAATGAAATTGACGCGATCCCCAACCGATGCAGCTACACCTTTGCCTTCAGAAAGGTCGTTCCCAGCAATCAATCCTTGACGACGTGCCCAGCCGCAACCTTCCCCATACATGCCGGGATTACCGCGTTCGGGGCCAGCAATTTTGCGGCGCTCCCATTTCAATTGGTTATCGGCGTCTCCCTCCAACGTGGAAGGGATGGAAATAACGCGCCAATTGGTGCGGTATGGCGTGCCATTTGGGATCGCGTTAAACAATCCAAAAGCCAAATTATTAGACGGCAAATAGGCGCCGCTGAACGATCCTTCCGCCAACCCAATGTCAAATAGATAGTCGGAGGTGTCTGGATCACCGCGATCCACTCGCTTTTGTGTACCGTAAAGAAGATTGCTGCGTGTTGGCTCACCAGAAGTGTTCCACCAAAAAGCAAATTCGTGGCTGTTTAGTCCGTTTAGCGAGTTGTTACCGATGAAGATCCCTGCGCGATCTGGTGCCGATACGCTGCTTTCTCCAACTACATAAAGCAGTTTTGCGGTTTGCTGGCCGCCGCGTGCTTTAATCCTGGACCACACCAGCTTGGGTGATACCAGAACGCCCCCGGTTTCGCCCGTGTAGTGCGTCCAGATAATTGGAATACTGTCTGAATACTTGGCTAGCTCTTGCGCAGATTCAAAGCCAAATGTTGAGGCAAAACGCTCAGCACCAACACGACCTGCCAGTGTGCGAGTACCGCCGCGATTGTCTTCCAATGTTGGCGGCTTTGGTGCCAGCAAGTAAGAAACTGCTGTTGTAATAGCGCCAATGGCAAGGCTTATGACAATTGAAATAACTGTTGCGTCATTGGATATGTCTGGAATATGCGCGTATTCAGCTGGGCGGATGCGACTTAGCCGACGGTTGTTGTCACTAAATGCTTGAAACTCAGCCTCACTAATCCCGAGAATATCAATAATTTCTTTTTCCCAAGGCAGCAGCGGGCGCCTTACGCTTTTTGCCAAAAATAGTGCGCTTGCCTCACTGCGTCCAGCGGCGTCCACGTCACCCTCTTGGTTAGAGAATGAATTGCCAGTACGCCTTGAGTCCATACGACGCCAAAAACCCAGCTGTTGTCAGGCAGTAACGCCACAGTACCATCGTAGACAGGGCTTGGCACTCTGGTGCCCCACATCAGTAAGGCCCTCAACACGGTGGTTTTGTTGGCTGAATACCACGCAGGCTGCAGTGGCGGGCTCGGTAATCCCAATTCCTCCCGCACTTTGTAGACCAAGTGAATACAGTCGATTGCACCATCTGGATCGGTGCCGTCTGCGCCCAAGCGGTACGGGCGCCCCAGTAAATCCAAGATCACTAGAGACTCAAACGCTGGGATGTGGGCAGCGGTCCCACAAGTTCCTGGCTCAAGGTGCGAAATGGTATGTCACCGCCCACAGCATCGAGAACGGTGCTTAACTCCATCGTTACTTTGATTTCATCCCAGCCACCTGCCGTGACTTGGCCGGTGTAGGTGTACAACAGCGTTTCTGCCGGACTTTGGCCCGGATGCAGAAGTTTTACCTCCACAACCGCAAGCCACTTACCGTCAATAGCGGCTGTAACCCACGGTCTTGTTAGCGGAGTATTTGGAAAAACAAGCGTGGCAGTTACATTGTCGCCTTGACGGTCTTGAACTGTCCCTGAAAAGCCAAAAGGCAGAAAATTTGGCTCCGTTATGGCGTAGTTCTGGAATTGCTGCAAGGTACTTAGCTGCAGCGTATTGCCGAATATCAGTTCCATCAGATTCCGATCCTCCGGCGGGCGCTAGGTGCATTTTGCAGCCGGCGTAGGGTGTTTTGCTCGCCCTGCTTGGCACCTTGCATGGCGGCTTGCTGCATACCAGCTTGGAACTGATCGGCGGTGACGTAATCAACGCTGTTGATGCGCTCCACGGTGTAGCGCACGTCGATTGGAGCTGTTGCGACTGCTGCACCGCCCGCAGATTCGGAGGTGTTTCCGTTGCCGGGGATGACTGCATTGCCGCGTGCTCCGGTCGAATAACGAGACATAGCAGCCGACATTTTGCTGGCGGGGATGACGTATTCCGGTTCGCCGCCTTCACCGATCACGGCGTTGGTTGGCCCGGTGACGAAGCCGCCTTCGGCAAAGCCCATGAGATTGGGCGTAAAATTCCCGGCTACGTCAGGCTTAGTGTATTTCGCCCAATCTGCGCCTCCAACGCCCTTCAGAGGATCGCTTTCGCCACCACCAGCCAAGCCCGCAAAAGCCCGTGCAATGCCGATTGCTATGTACGTAGCAATCATCTTGGCGCCTGTTTGAATCAAAATTCGGCCAACATCTTTGAGGAAGTTAGCAAAAATTTCTTTTGCTGTTGTCGTGCCTTCAATCAGGCCACTGATGCCACTAGCAATTGAATTCCCAATGGCATCACCAATGCCCTGAGATACGCGAATGGCTACTGCGTCAAGATCTTTAAGTTCTGCGGTTGCTTCTGCGATGAAGTCTTCGATCTTGCGCCCAGGCTGAGCTTCCTGTGCTGCAATATCGCGGGCACCAGTAATAGCGACACCAGCTTCGCCTTCTGCCTTTTTCGTAAGCTGATTCCTTAAATTAAGAATTTCTTGTAGTTTTTCGCGAAGCTGTTCTTGCTTCTTGACATCTTCTGTCGTAGCAATAAGATTCGCAATGGTTGCTTCGCTTAAGTTAAAAGTTGAGTCAATAAGATTTTCATTGAGGCCAAGGCGTTTCAATTCGGCTTTTGCTGATTCGTTTGCCACAACTTCGTATGCTTTCAGGCTGCTGTTAAGCGCTTGTTGAATATCAAGAACGCGAAGCTCGCCTTCGACTACTTCAGGTCTCATTCCTTCCATCAGAAGGCGATTACGCTCTTTGCGTTTTTGAATCTCAAACTCAAGCTGACGATTCTGTTCTTGGAACTGAAGAACCGGGGCAAGCGCCTGCTGCTCAAATGCAAGCTTTGCTGAATCAGATTCAATCTGAAGCTTTCTTGCAAGAGTTTGGTTATTACTCTCCATTGCAGATTTAATTTGTTTTTGGAGGCTTAGATATTGCTCAAGTAGATCATTGACCCCAACAAGTTGGGGCGCAGATGGCATCCCTGGCACTTCAGGAGCTGTCGGCGCAACTGGCGCAGACGAAGGCTCAGCGTTTCTTTGCTCTGGCAGCGTTCCAGCGGTCGCACGCTTATCACGCGCATAAAGAAAGTCGCCGATAATCGAATGAAGTCGTTTTTGCCCCTCAATAATTTGCGACATTGGGCCGCCCATGGAGCTGCCAGGAATATCAAAAGCATTAAAGCCTTGCGATCTGTAATGTTGAGAACCTTGCGAATGACGACCGACACGCTGCCCGTATTGGCCGAATTCTGTGATTTGATAGCCAAGCCCCTTAAGATAGTCGGCAACTGCTTTAGTCTCAGCTGGATTCTTGCCAGCAAAGTGATAATGGATATTTGTCTCGGACGCATGAGATGGATCGTACCCTGCATAGCCGGGAATGCCGTGTAGCATCTGGCGACCAGCCTGGAAGCCGCCAACATTTGCGTAATTCTTTCCTGTCGTAGGAACCGCTAGACCGTTTTGCCTTGCTATTTCAGTAGCTCTCGCAATATCGCCCTCTTCAACAGCAAGGTCAAACCTCCTTTGCGCCATCTCCAAGCGATATTCTTCAACTTTGATTACATAATCGCCAATAGAGCGTTCAAGTTGCAGCTTTGTCTTCGCAACGTCCCTTGTAAACTCATCGCGCTGAATCGTCATCTGCGCAACGCGATCCTCAACTTGCAACTTATAGCGACTTGTTTCTTGATCGATGTTTTGCAGTTCAAGCCGCAGTTGTTTTTCGTTTTGCTGTAGCTCAGCTTCACCTTCTGCCCGAATCTTTAGGTACTGTCTTGCAGCGTCAACGACAGACTGCGCAATCGGGTCAAGGCCGACGCTAGCTTTTTGCAGCTGCAGATCAAATGCGTCGATTGCATTCTGTTGGCGAATGCGATCATTTTCAATTAGCTTGCGCTCAAGATCTTGACGCTTGCTAAAGACCTGATCTTCGACTGAACGGCGGAACTCGACAGATTCGCGCTCAAGATCGGCGCCACGCTTGCGCAAGCCAAGAATGCTTTCTTCAATGTTTTGGCGAAGATCCTGTGCGCTTCGCTCAAGATCAACACTCTGCTGACGTAGTGCTCGGACTTTATTGGCTGTTTCTATTGATTTTTGAAGAATCCTCTCTTGCTCTTCGGGTGAATCGCCTACGCTTCTTGCGCGTATTGGTGCAATTTTTGCAAGAATCTCCTCACGCGCTTTAATGCCAGCACCGGAAATACCCGCCTGCTCTCCTCTTAGCTTATTAACTTCGGCTGCAAAAGCTTTACGCTGCTCTGGATTTAACCCTGCAATTCTTTCGCCTATGCCAACTACTTTATTGGATTCAATTTTTGCACCCACAGCCCTGGTTGCCAAGTTGAGCAAATCGCCAACAGGGCCAGCTATAAGAGCTTGCATTTGATAATTAAGCTCCGCCCACTTTTTGCTCAATTCATTCGCGGAATCGCCTAGGTCAACAAGATCGTTGTAACCCTGTACGCCAACCTTACTGATAATTTCAGACTGAATCTGCGCGGCAGCCTCTGCAGATCTGCCCGCTTCAATTAGTTTTGAGATATAATACTCTTGCTGACGACTTGCAAATAGACCAGCTTCTTTTAGTTTATCAAAAGATTCTGTTGGATAGCGAAGTGCCTTGCCCGTGTCCTGAGCAGCCTGATTAAGCGTGTCAAATGCCGTACCAAGCGCCGTGCCAACCAACGACAAGCCGAAGCCAAGGTTGCCCCCGGCAAAACCACCAGCAGCGCCACCAAGCCCACCAAGCGCAGCTGCGCCAATCCCCTGCCCAAAGAGCAAGGGGAAGGCGCCACCGACAAGACCCTCGCTGATAGCGCGACCGCCTCTTGGGCCAAAACGACGAGTCAGGAAACCTGCGTCAGGGCCGCGACGCTCCTGCTCTCTACCAAGAACGCCAAGCTGTTTCGTCAGCTCTGCAAAATCTTGCGTAGTCGGATCAATCCTTTTACGCAATTCACTCAGGCGAGCAGTCAGCTCATCAATTTGCTCTCCAGTCGCACGTGCAATCGGCGCAAGATCACCAAGTCCAAGCGCACGCTGCAGTGCATCAACGCTTTGAGGGGCACCACCACCAGCACCGGCTGTTCCACCACCACCACCACCACGACCACCGCCAAAACCGCCAGGCGGCAAAATGCCCCCAATGCCACCAAGCACAGATGGCACTGCATTGCGAACTCGATCTATTGCATCCTTGAAGCCATCGCTAATTGTGAAGCCAAGCGCCTCAAGCGAATTCAGCAAAGAATCCGAAATGCGCTGATAGGTGTTGCCAACAGCAGACGAAACACCAAGCCGTGTTTCGCCAGTAACTACGTCTGAAATCTTGCTGAAAGTACTACGTTTTTGACTGGCGGCAATTGTCCGAGCTTCTTCAACAATTCGCTCGGCCTGCGTGAGATCAGGGCCTTGCTGCAGACGACGAGCCAGTCTTGCAGCACCAAGACGAGCAGAGGAAGTGAGAATCTTTGTGATCGCCTCAAATTGAGAATCCTCGCCCTCCCAGAAATTATTAACCGCAGCTCGATACTCTTTAATAGCCTCAGAGACAGCTGTGCTCGTATCGCTTAGCTGATTGCGAGGCGCTTTAAGGGCAGCAGGAACATCAGAAGGAAACTGCGTCCGAGACATTCCATAGGTCTGGAACGGGAATGCCGATCCAGGCGCTCCGACGCGAGGCGTTGCTGCGGGGAAAATGCCAGCAGGCGATGGGCGGCCAACCGATAGCGGCTCTCCAGAGAGAGCGGCAAAGAACCGTGGGTCGCCCTCCATCCTCAAGGAGGGGCCACGAGTCCGCGCACGACCAGGCTGCTCATATTCACTACCCTTAGCGCTAAAGGTCTGCTCAAGCGCCGCTTTTACAGATGGGATATTGCTAACAAGTTCAGTGATGAAGCTAGAAACAAGATTCTCCGCAATCTCCTTCATCACGCGAGAGGGACTTGCGATGCCAAAGACATCTTTGATTGCTTCCAGCGCTGCAGCGGCAAATGTCTTCGCTGCTGCGGCGGCAGAAGAGGCGCCTTGCTTTAACTCAGCCGCAAACGTAGAAGCAATATTGTCGCCAGCGCTGCCAACCTTAGGCGCAACTGCATTAAAATCAGTGACTATCTCGTTGATTTGCGCTTTTACTTCTGCGGACGTAAGCGCAGGACGGAAGCCGGATTCCTTGC